ATGGACATACAGACAAAAACAGATATTATACACCAGAAAATATACGATTTTCTGCTATATATTTACCCTCTGCTTACGAAGTACCCAAAGTATGAGAAATTCAGTTTACAGACGGCGACAAGAAACGCAATTCTTGAAATGCTGCAAGAGGTTATAAAGTGGGATAAGACGGCAACGAAAAGCCACTTATACACGGTAGATACGGCATTGCAGGAAAGTAAAGAATTGCTGCGGCTGGCGCATGACTTGAAGTATAGCGCTATGAACGCACGACACTACGGCGAGAGCTGCCGCAAGCTGAAAGAAATAGGCGTTATGCTGGGCGAACTGATAGAAGAGGTAAAGACCAGAAAATAGCAGGATATGGGGCAGCTGCTTACTTACAGCCTCTGGCGGCGCTGATAGCGGGCGGCAACTGGAACAATGGGGCGAATTGCGGCGCTCGTGCCGTGAATTGCAACAATTACCCGTGGAATGTCAATACGAACATTGGCGCTCGTGGGGCGTGTGACTTAGTGAGAACATTACAGGCGCAGAGTTCTACGGAATACTGGCAAGGACTTAGAAAGGGATAAGACCGAGTGCTTAATATCCTATAGTCAGAGTGGCTGTCCCGCCGTGAGGCAAAGAGAAAAAATACGGCTGCTGGTTAGTAGCTACGGCGAAAGGCAGGAGCTTAATACTTGAAGAGAGTAGGATACATTACCGATAAGGACGGGCGGCGCATTACGCTTTTAGAGGCTATGGGCGACTATGGAAACGTACAGAAAGCCTATAACAAAGCCAGAAAGTGTAAACGCCACAGAAAAGACGTACTGATTTTTACGAAAGACAAAGAGGAAAACTTAGACAAGGTGCGGGAAGATATTATAAACCTTGCCTATGAGCCAAGCAAATACCATTACTTTAAGGTGTACGAACCGAAAGAGCGGCAGATAATGGCGCTGCCGTTCTATGACAGGGTGGTACAGCACGCCATAAACAACGTGTTAGAGCCTATATTTGATAAGCGGTTTATATCGCAGTCTTACGCCTGCCGGAAAGGCAAAGGTATGCACGCTGCGTCTGATACGCTAAAAGAGTGGCTGTATGAGTGGAACAAATACCACCCAGACCAGCCGCTTTATGCTATCAAGGCAGATATACACCACTATTTCCAAAGCATAGACCATGCGGTATTAAAAACTGAAATACGTAAGGTTATAAAAGACGCTGGGGTACTGGCATTGCTGGACAGGATAATAGACCACAACGGCAATATGCCGGACGGCGTAGGGATACCAGTAGGAAACCTTACCAGTCAGTTATTTGCAAATATCTATTTGGACGCATTAGACCAGTTTATTAAGCATGAGCTGGGCGTAGAGGCGTACATACGCTATATGGACGACTTTGTAATATTAAGCCCAGACAAGGAACAGCTGCGCAGCTGGCTTGCACGGATAGAGCAATTCTTACGGGAAGAGCTTAAGTTAGAGTTTAACCCGAAAACTACCATACTGGCAGCAAAGAACGGTATAGACTTTGTAGGCTACAAACACAGGGCAACGCACAGGAAAGTGCGAAAGGACAGCATAAAGCGCATAAAGCGTACTATCAAGAAGTGCGAGAGCGGGAAAATCACAAAAGAGAAGTTACAAAAGAGCATACAGAGCTGGACGGGACACGCAGGACACGCCGACAGCTACAACCTACGAAAGAAAATAGAAACGCTGGCAGAGGCAGCCATAGAAAAGGCTGCTTAAGCGGCAGAATGCAGGAGCGAGTACATGAGTAGCAATTTACTAAGGGTAGTACAAGAACAACAGGAAACCATAGAAAAGCAAAGCAGGCTTATTGCTGATTTAATAGCCACTCTGGAAAGCTGGGAGCAGACAGCGGGCTACGACGGCGAAGAGCTGAAAGAGCGGGCAAAAGATTTGCAATTAAGAGAAAGGCAGGATTTATGAACATGACTATTACAGAATTTATTGAGGCGGCGGCACATAACAAAATTATCCAGCTGGTAGTATTGGCGATTGTGTGCGACACGGTTTTTGGCGTGCTGCGTGCAATCAAAGAGAAGAAATTTAACAGCTGCGCAGGCATTGACGGGGCTATCAGAAAAGTAGGTATGCTTATTTCTCTGGTATTCATGCTGGCAATCGACGTACTGATTAAGATTAACTTAATCGGATTTATACCGGAGCAGGCACGTACATATTTAGGGCTTGATACCGTGGGCGTGGCTGAATTTTTCGCATTGCTTTACATTGCCTATGAGGTAGTGAGTATTTTTAAGAATATGGCATTATGCGGGCTGCCCGTAAAAAAGGTATGGGAAAAGGTGCGGGAGTTTCTGGCGAAGTATACGGACGAACTGCCGGACACAGACGAACTGGACGGGGACAGAACCACAGGCAACGTAGAGGAACACAGGACGCAGGAAAGATAAGAATAATAAGGACATAGCAGCAAAGAGCGCTTGCGGGACACCGCAGGCGCTTATTTTGTATGCGGAAAGGCAGGAAATATGAACATTAACAGAAAGATAAGTAAGTACAATTTCAATAAGGGCAGCGTTTCCAGAATTAAGTATATTGTTATCCATTATGTAGGCGCACTGGGCGGCGCAGAGGACAACTGCCGATATTATGGCGGCGGCAATAGAAATGCGTCGGCACATTACTTTGTAGGATTTAACGGCGAGGTATGGCAGTGCGTAGAGGACGCTAATATAGCGTGGCATTGCGGAGCGTCGAGCTATAAGCACGCAGAGTGCCGAAACGCTAATAGTATCGGTATTGAAATGTGCGTAAGGAAGAAAAACACAAAGAGCATGGGCGCAACAGATAAAGACTGGTATTTTGAGGACGCAACAGTAGAGGCAGCGGCAGAGCTTACCCGTTACCTTATGAATAAATACGGCGTGCCTGCATCTCATGTAATCAGACATTACGACGTAACGGGCAAGATTTGCCCTAACCCGTATGTATATAACACCAGCGCCCACACATGGGACGAGTTTAAGCGTAAAATCAGCGGACAGGCAGAAACACCGCAGGGCGGCAATGAAAAAACAATCTGGAATTTTCTTACAGGAAAGGGCTTAAATGCTTATGCTGTGGCTGGTATTATGGGTAATCTGTATGCTGAAAGCGGGCTTATGCCGAACAACTTACAGAACACCTATAACAATAAGCTGGGTAAGACGGACGCAGAATATACAGCAGCGGTGGATAATGGCAGCTATGGCAATTTTGTAAAGGACAGTGCAGGCTATGGGCTGGCGCAGTGGACGTATTGGAGCAGAAAACAGGCGTTGCTTAATCATGCAAAACAGGCGGGCGTATCCATTGCAGACCTTAATATGCAGCTGGGCTTTTTATGGGAAGAATTGCAGGGATACACAGCAGTAATGGACGCACTGAAAAAGGCGGGCAGCGTGCGTGCTGCATCTGATGCCGTTCTTACTGGATATGAAAAGCCAGCAGGCCAGAGCGAAACAGTAAAGAAAAAGCGTGCAGAGTACGGCGAGGGATACTATAAAAAGTATGCAGCAGGAAACGGTACAAAGTATTACAGAGTGCGCAAGAGCTGGACGGACGCAGCAAGCCAGCTGGGGGCGTTTACGTCACTGGAAAATGCAAAGAGCGCTTGCAAGGCGGGCTATACTGTATATGATGATAACGGCAAGGCGGTATATACCGCAGCAGGGCAGCAGGCAAGCGTAGGCGTTCCGTTTAGCGTACAGGTAGATATTTTAGACCTTAATATCAGAACAGGAGCAGGCACGAACTATGCAAAGACGGGAGAAACCACAGGAAAGGGAGTATTTACCATTGTGGAAGTGAAAGCCGGACAGGGTGCAAGCGTTGGCTGGGGACGCTTGAAGAGTGGCGCAGGCTGGATTAGCTTAGATTATGCCACAAGATTAGCTTAAGTTTTTGAGGGCGGGCGGTTCGCTGTCTGCCCTCTATTTTTTTGCAATTTTATAGGATTTTCTGCATAAAAGCGTTGACAATATACCAAAGTTGGTATATAATAAAATCATGGAAAGGAGATAAGAACAAATAAGAGGCAAAGCCACTGGAAAGGAGAAACGGCACAATGGGTAAGAAAAAGAAACAAAAGAAAAAGCCTATCGAATGGCGAGACCTGACAATCAACGCATTGATAGACTTAATCATAGGCATAATACTTATCATAATCGGTAAGTACATAGGTTAGGGCGAAAGCCCTAACCGACAGGCGGGCGATAAGCCCGCTGCCTATAAAAAATATAACACAAACCCACAGCCGAGTAAAGAGTATGCTTTTGAAATTAGGAGTATTTTTAGTAGTAGTAGGACTGGTAAAGCTGCTTATTGCTTTCGTTTTGAGAGCAAAGGAAAAGAGAGGTAAGGCATGAACTTAGGCGAGAACATAAGGAAAGCACGAAAAGCGGCGGGCGTTTCACAGTCAGAACTTGCGGAACGCCTGCAAGTCCACCAGAAAGATATAAGCAGGTGGGAGAATGGGGCGCACGCACCGACAATAGAAATGTTTGCGAAAATATGCAGAGAGCTTAACGCCTCTGCTGATGAAATTTTAGAATTGAAGTAGATACGAAAGCGAGGGCTTACTATGACAAAGAAAAAGGTAATTTTAGTGGCAGCGGCTGCATTATTTGCAGTAAGCGGTTTAACGGCGCTGCCGTCTGGAAATATAACAGGTGGGGCGGGCTGCATTGTGGTTGCGGCAGTATGCGCCTATTTGGGACTGAAAAAGAAAAGCGCAGGAAAAGAGAACGGAAACAGAACGCCAGCGCCTGCCGCCGCATCTGGTAGCAGGGTTTTAGATACAATCAGAACGAAAGTAGTAGGCGTGACGTTCAATAATGAGGACGGAGAAAACAGGCAGGATATTTTAAGCAGAATGTCCGGCAGTGAAGATATTACAGTAGAAAAGTACACATACAACGGAGAGCCTGCCGCATACGTAAAGTGGGGCGATAAGGTAATAGGCAATCTATCGGCAGAGCTGGCGGGGGACTTAGCGAGAAAGTACCCGAAAGCCCGCTACACCGCAGAAATACTGGAAATTTCTGGGGGGGGGTACAGACGTTCGGGTGCAATATAGAGCTTGACGTAATCGAGGACGCAACGCCCAGCGTAAGCCAGCATACGGGAGAAACTACAGTATATGTAGACCGTAGCAACAAAAAATACCATAGTAAGCCTAACTGTTCGGGAATGAAAAACCCAAAGAGCATACCGCTAAGCCAAGCAAAGAAGAAATACACCGCTTGTAAAAAGTGTTGTAAATAGGTAAAGGCATAAGCCGCAGACTTGTAAAAGAGTTTGCGGCTTTTCGTCGTATATGGGGAAAGAACAGGAACGAAAGAGAGGTAGCAGAAATGGCGAATAAGAAAGGCAGCCGACAGCTGACATGGACAGACCGTATAAGTATTGAGGCATTGAAAAAAGCAGGGCATAGCGTGATAGAGATAGCAGAACAGCTGGGCGTACACCGCAGCACTATATACAATGAGCTTAAGCGAGGGGAATATATGCACAGAAATAGCGACTATACAGAAACATTAAGTTATAGCCCAAACAAGGCACAAATGAAAGCAGAGGAAAATTTAAAGGCAAGGGGTACACAGCTTAAAATAGGAAACGATATTGCATACGCAAATTATATAGAGGATAAAATAGTAAATGAAGATTACAGCCCAGCTGCGGTACTGGGAGAATTGAAAGCACAGGGGAAAGAGGGGGACTTTTCCGTAACAGTATGCGTAACGACCTTATACAGCTACATTGATAAGGGTATTTTCCTTAAGTTGTCTAATAAGAATTTGCCAGTAAAGAAGAATAAGAAGAGAAATTATAAGAAAGTACAGAGGCAACAGAAAAGGGCGGCAGCAGGAGAGAGTATAGACAAACGCCCGAAAGAGATAGATACACGGGAAGAGTTCGGCAACTGGGAAATGGACAGCGTTTTAGGTAAGCGGGGAAAGTCAAAAAATACGTTGCTGGTACTGACAGAGCGGAAAACCAGAAACGAGATTATATTTAAACTGCCAGATCATACAGACGAGGCAGTAGTAGCGGCACTGGATAGATTAGAAAGAAAATGGGGCGCTGATATGTTTAAGCGGGTATTTAAGACAATCACAGTAGACAATGGTAGCGAGTTTGCAGATGCAGAGGGCTTACAGCGTTCTATTATCAACGAGGGAGAAAAGCGGACAAAGGTATATTACTGCCACCCGTACAGCAGTTGGGAGCGTGGCACAAATGAGGTAACAAATAAGATGATACGCCGGAAGATACCGAAAGGCACAAATTTTGACGACAGGACAGAGGAAGAGGTAGAGAGTATAGAGAACTGGATAAACGGATACCCACGCAAAATACATGGCTATCATTCAGCAGGGGAACTATTCGAGGAAGAGGTAAAGCAGCTTGCATAAGAACGGAAATAGGGAGCGTGAGAGGTTGGCAGCAGTGGCAGCCTTACTATTGCGCTGCCTAAAAGTGAAAATATACAATAAAACAGGCTACGTATTGTGCAAAACGGCAAAACGATAAAAACATGAAAAAATGTCGAATTTAATGTTGACATTTTTATTTGTAAAGAGAAAACACATTTAGGACTTGTCAATCGGCACAAAATATGATAGACTACAGAAGTTGTGAAAAGAAGAGCGATGGTCCTCTGACACATTTTTAGTGTTAAGAACGTCAAATATGAAGGAGGTCACACAAAATGAACGATATCATTAAGAAAATCGAAGCAGAACAGTTGAAAGAAAACGCACCGGAATTTAATGTCGGCGATACAGTAAAAGTATACGCGAAGATTAAAGAGGGAAACCGCGAAAGAATCCAGGTTTTTGAAGGAACAGTTCTGAAAAGACAGGGCGGCGGAGCAAGAGAGACTTTCACAGTAAGAAAGACATCTAACGGAATCGGAGTTGAGAAGACATGGCCGATCCACTCGCCACATGTTGAAAAAGTAGAAGTTATCCGCAGAGGTAAAGTAAGAAGAGCGAAACTGAACTACTTGAGAAAACGTGTAGGAAAAGCTGCAAAAGTAAAAGAATTAGTAAAATAGTAACCAGTGAGAGGGACAATTACAGATTTGTATATTGTCCCTTTTTTGTAATTGCGGCGAGCGAAAGCCCGGGCTTGCCGAGATCTTGGCGTCCGCTTACGATCTTAAATTTTCCGGAAGAGGGAAAAGAAAGATGGCAGAGGCGGGCAGTCGGCAGAAGCGATTAGAGCGGAGGGGTTATGGGAGAGTTAGACTTTCGGAAGAAACGTAAAAATACAAACATACGGGGCACGGCAAGAAAGCAGGGAAAGAATTCCAGACAACGCGAACTGAGATTTGAAAACGAAAAAAGAGAGAAACGGTCTTCCGGTAAACGCTGGGGAAAAAATAAAAAAAATACAAAAGGGATCGTTTTGTGGGCAGTGGAACTTTTGCTCGTATGTATGACGGCGGTTTTTCTCGTAGCAGCTTTCGGACAGAGAGTGAATGTTATCGGAGATTCGATGTCGCCTGTTTTAAAAAACGGAAATGTTGTGATGATAAATCACTTTATTTATAATATAAAAGATCCTTCGAGAGGAGATATAGCGGCGTTTCAAAAAGACGGAGACGAGCGGTATTTTGTAAAACGGATCGTAGGACTCCCGGGAGAGACGGTGCAGATCAAAGAAGGAAAACTGCTTATCGACGGAAAACCGCTGAAAGCAGAGTATGTGTCGGATATCGGATATGCGGGAACAGCGTCCGAACCGGTCCATCTGGGAAAAGATGAATATTTCCTTTTGGGAGATAATGAGACTGCCAGTGATGACAGTCGTGAAGAAAAAATCGGCAATATTAAGAAAAAAGAGATTTATGGTGAAGTTTGGTTTGTTATAAAACCGTGGTCAGACATCGGTTTTGTTTCAGACTGA